CACAACCTGCGTAGCCAGCAATATCAATCCATGTGTCTGGTTGATATCCAGATTTAGATGCATAGCGGGCAACCTTTAGCCCAACCATCATCATTGCTACATCTTCATTGCTTATGGGGATTCCTAAAATTACAGACCAAATCTTTGCTGTTCTATCAAAATTATCCTCTGGTGCTCCATACTGCTTATTGCGGTCACTAGAAATAATCTTTGCTGCTTCTCTGAGGGCCTCGACCCGCAGAGAGTTTTGCTCTGGAACTGAACTATCTGTTGTCATCTTTTATCCTTGCTATAACTTCTACTTGGTAACTTTTACTTTTTTCTGCGTCAGTAACAGTTGTTTCATAGTTGACATACCTTAGCGGGTCTTCAGAGTCGTTGTCCACAAATGCTGAAATCTTCTCTGTAATTGTGTTTAGTATTTCTTCCTTATTGTCAGCAAGAAAACCAAACTTGTAAGTAATAGATTTCATTGCTAGACCAGTTTCTCTAAGTTCTCTGGCTTGAAGTGTGCTCCATCTATAACAGGGGTCTTTCCATCATTTGTTTTTACAATTATGTCTCCGTATCGAACACCAACAACTCTGCCTCTACGGCCATTCATTGCTGATTTTCCAGAGTCTTCATCAAAAGCGTTGTACATAACTCGGACAGTATCAGCAACTTTAATTGCCCCCGCTTGAGCCTTTACCCACTTTTCGTTTTTATCTTCTTGTACTAGAGCATGACCTAGAGCAAGTTTTCCAAAAATATCAACAATATCTTTAGAGTTGTTTACTTTCATAGACTTGTTCTTTTCTTTAATCTGTTCCCAGACTTCTAATAATTTGAGTACAGAGTCGCCTACAGCCTTTTTAGTTTTGTTCTGAGTAAGTTGTTCTTTTACCCAGTCCATATCTGCGTCGGACATTTTTCCTCCTTTTAGATTGTGTATGTTTTTTGGAGCAATACATTGCCCAAATTTTCCTTGACCTTAGACCAAGAAGGCAATGTTTCTATGTATAACTCTTTCTGCCGTCTTGCTAGTTCAAGTCTTTTTTCTGGCGTTAGTTCTTCTATCGCGGCAGGAAGTATTGACCACTCGCTACCTAGATGAACTGTCTGACGCCAGTCAGTAGCCACAGGGACGCCCACAAAGAGCGCCTGAGACAGGCTAGGGAGCCACCAAGGGTTTCCATCTTTGTAGACCGAGATAAGGGCTCCAATGGAGTTATCTAAGCGTTCTAAGATGTCTTCGTTTGCTTCCCACTTACTTTGTCTGTAATTTACTACAGGCTTAGTAATATTCTCAAATGTCCTCAGCGCCCACTTACTCTTTTGGCTGTCTGAGCACCAATAATCTCCATCAACTAATTTAGTTCTGTAGCGTTGAATTTCTAAAAGCACAGAATCTGGAGCAACTAGAAACAACTTATTGTTGTCTATGGTTGGTATGTATTTAGAAATAACCTCTGGCTTAGACCAAGGGTAAGCAGGAATAATAGTCTTTGGCCAAGCCCCTGTGAATAACTTAGTAAGTCCAGAAAAGATATTGGCATAGTTTTCTTGCTCTAAAGCCTGATTGTATTCACGCTTTTTTGAATAAAAAGGTTTTACTAAAGATTGTGGGTTGAGGTATATCTCTCTAAGTCCAGCGTAAATTTTATGTGGGTCAGGGGTGTCTACAAATAAAGAAAGGTTGCCTAACTCCGATGCGTGTTTAATGACGGACAATGCGCCATAAATTCTGTGTGAGGTTACGTTTGTTGGTGAAGAAACGCCAACTATTACTGAGTCAAACTGGGACAAATATTCTTTATCAAACGCTACTGATGGGCTATCCCAAACAACTTCACAGCCCAACTCCGTGAGAGCCATATTTATAATTCCAGCAAAGGAAGGTGTTTTTTCATTAGAGTATGTAGATGCGTGTGATGCTGTGCATCCAGTAAGAAATACTTTCATTGAACCTTCCTTTATTTAAGGATTATTAGGTGCTGGACTTACTTCCCCGAAAGAACAGCACCTAATAACCACATTTATTTATTTAGAACGGCGCTTGCGGTGCTGCTGCGGTTGGCGCTGGAGCAGGTGCTGGCGCTGGCGCTGGTGCAGGAGCAGGAGCAGGAGCAGGTGCTGGAGCAGCAGCACTTACAGGTGCTGCTGTTGTCTGTGCAACTGCTGGATAGTAGTTCTTGATTTCGTTCTTCTTTTGTCCTTGCCAAGTACGTGTTCCTACTTGAGCACGGAAGCGACGACCAACAATGATTTGCTCAATCTGAGCATTTGATGGCTGTGGCTGTTGCATGAAGTATTCCTTTGGCAGACCAAGAGCGTGCATCTTCTTGAAGAAGATACCTAATGCTGCTTGACTGTCTGGAGATACAACGAGATTGTCCCAAACAAGACGCTTATTGTGAGCACCGCCCTCAACTTGTGCCTTGATTGCGAACATGGTTTTGCCGCTCTGTGAAACCTTTGCTGTTGCTTCAAGGACTACTAAATCGTAGTCACCGTCTGGCAGAGCATCGTAGGTTCCAGTCTCGCCGGCTTCCTTGATGAGATCGCTCCAATTGAGAGTACTCACTCTGTTACCTCTTTCTTAGTTGTTGTTGTTGCTGTTTGTCGTGGTCCGAAAATCATGTCTAACATTCGGTCAACTGACAAATTTTCCTGTTCAACGATTGCGCCGAGGCGTCCTTGGACACGCTCACCCGCTTCGTATTCGTTTGTACGTTCAACATACATACGTCGCACCTTTTGTGGTGCTTGCATAGGGTCAATGCTTTGGTGTTGCTCCAAAGTTATAGCCCCAAGAATGTCGTAGAAGTATGGTGCTTGAATCTGCAATTGACCTTGTAGGTAAGGACGATGACGCCCATCCTGTGAGGTCTTTGACATTGCTGTAAGCACTACTGCTTCTAACGGATTGGTTGGATGCATTGTTAAATCTCGCAAGTCCCGGAGAAGACCACCCATGTGGCGAAGTAATTCGCCCCACTGTTGCATCTTCATTTGCTCAGTTCCAGCAATACTGTCCATACACTTAACTTGGAGTTCAGAGATTGAGTCAATAATCAAACTCTTGAAGTGATGCTTTCCAAGTTGTAGCCATTGATATGTTTTGATAACTGTGTCGTAGTCACGAACTTGAACTACAACAGTATCCCAACTTCCATCTGCAATTGGTGGTTCTTCTCGCAGTGGGTCCCAGTACTTGACAACGATAGGCAGGAATCGGTGCCCGCCTTCAACGTCAAGCATTAGGCGAGGATATGGTGCAGTTACAGCAAATGTTGATTTACCAACCTTGCTTTCTCCGTAAACCATAACCGTTAGAGAGCGTTGAATTTCGCCCATTGTCACTCGCTTCCTGTTTTGTCTGTGTCATAGTATGCATAAGGATCTTTTTCCTCATACGAATCGCTAAGTGCTTGTTCAACGGCGCTTCCGTCATCAAACATTGGGCAGATAGCGAAGAATTGGCATTTCCACTTACAATCTCTACTGGCTCGTGGATATACATGGAACGCAGGATTTTCTCCAGCGTCTAGTGCTGTTCTGATTCTCATTAGGTCAGCAATAGTTCCGTGAATGCGTTGCCAGAAAGAACGCATTGTGAAGATATTGTGCCTAATCTCAACGTGGTCATAGAAAGGTGGCTTTGCTGCCGCAGTTCTACGTACCTTCTTTAGAAGAGTAAAGATTCCGCCCTCTGAGCGCTCTTTCTCATCAAACTTTGAAGACTCTAAAAGCATATAAGTCATAACTTGCTCATTCATATGAGCCATACTTGAAAACTCAGATAGCGAGCCACCAACAGTTTTGAAGTCGCGGAATAAGCGAACACCATCTGCCTTACGACGAACACGCATATCAAGTTTTCCTTGAAGTTCTACAGCACCATTGAACAATGGAGCAACAATTTTTTCTTCAGTTGAAATCATTTCAAGTTCAGCATCAATTCCGTTTTCTTCAACCCACTGCTCATAGCCTTCAAGCATGATGCGTCCAAGTTCGGCTTCTGTCTCTAAATCATTGACATCTCTAAAGTCGGCAAGAAGAAGTTGCTTATCTTTCTCAACTAGTTCTGAGTGAGCCTGTAGGAGAGGCGTGCCTTGTGCGTAGTGAGCATCTAAGGCTGCGTGGATACGAGTTCCAAGTGCTAGCGCACCAGTCATATCTTTTTGCTTTGGCTGTAAGCGACGATAGTAATTTAGCCACCAACGTCTGCGACAATCTTTGAATGTTTGTAACTCTGAGTTTGAAAGTCTAATGATTTCACTCATAACTTACCCGCCTTGTCATCTTGTAGAAGTTTGAGCAACTGGTCTTTGTCCCGAACAATCTGCTCAAAGTTGTCGGCTTTAGTTTCAAGAACTTGAATAACACGTTCTTCAATTGTTCCTTCAGTTACATAGTCAGTAATCACAATTGAGTCGTGTATTTCGCTCCCGATTCTATGAACTCTATCTAGCACTTGCTTATGGTCTACAAGAGACCACGGCCTCTGAAGCATAATCAAGCGACGAGCAGCAGTCAAGGTAATACCTACACCACCTGCTTGTGCTGTAAACAAAATCCACTTTATTGCACCAGATTGGAAATCGTCAATAGCCTTCTGACGCTCATCCTCATCTTGGTCTCCAGTGATAAGACCGTGAGGAATCTTTTTCTTTGTCATCTCTGCGCTGAGCAGATTGATAAGTTGCTTTGATACAGCAGAGACAGCAACAGAATCATCTCCAAAGTCTCCATTGTCAATATCATCCATCAACGCTTCAACTTTGCAAGAAGGCGAATCAAGAATGGCTTTAATTTCTCCTGTAGATTCGTTAGTGCTCAAAGTTGCGTAGGAACTAGCAAACTGTAGAAGTCTAATTGTTTGTGTCAAAACACTAGGCGCTGTTAGCGTATCGCCAGAACCAAGTTCAGCAATCATTAGGTCACGCATTTGCTCGTAAGCCTTCTTCTGCTTAGTTGACATTTCAACATCTCGGCGTTCATTGATAACTGGTGGAAGCCAAGGAAGCACTACTTTCTTAAGCATACGACGCATAACTGGGTTTACAGATTTGTAGAACTCATCTTGCATCGCTGGCTTTACGCCAATAACCATCATTCCGCCAAAGGCGTTGAGCATTGTGTCAACCATTCGGTCAATCCACTTTGTCTTGCTTGGCCAATCTTTTGGAGAAATCCAATGAAGAATTGACCAAAGGTCTACAACATTATTGGCAATAGGTGTTCCAGTAAGTGCAAAACGAATCTTTGAGTCCCCACTAGCAGACCAAAGAGCACGACTTTGCTTTGACTTAGGGTCTTTAGAACGGTGAATCTCATCCGCAATAACGGCTTTGAAATCAATATGGTTGAGTTCACGAAGATGTACTTCGCAACGTGTTTCGCTAATCTTTTCATCTTGCCCACCGCAAGCACGGCAACGAGTCAGAGCAACAGAGCCATAAGGTGCTAGTCGTGAGTGGGTTCTAAGAGATTCCCAGTTAATAATAAATACTTGCGCTGGGTCTTCAAACTGACGTTTGCGTTGAACCGCAGAGCCTTTGATTACCTGTGTTGGAACCTCAGGCCACCACTTCGTAAATTCTCTAGCCCAGTTCTTTTTCAAAGTGTTAGGGCAGACAATCAAAACTGGAAAGATTTCTTCTCCTCTTTCGTGGAGCATCTTGAGGGCACGGATAGCCTGTGCTGTTTTACCTAAGCCAGGCTCATCGGCTAGTAGGGCTCGTTTGGCTGTTGCTAAAAACTCAACGCCAGCCCTTTGGTGAGGGAAAAGGATTTCATCGCCTTCAAAGGTTTCTAACTCTCTAAAAGCATTAGAAGGGTTGATTCTGGTGGTTACTTCATTAGCAGCCCATTCAGATAAGGCTGGTCCAATAACTAGGTCATTGCGGAATGTAGAGCGTAGAGCGAGACAGGTTGTCCAACTTAGGGGAACTCTCCAAACCTGGTCAGAAGGGCTCCAGGAGGCTCCTGGAAGGCTCTTACAGAGTTCTTTGAGGCGCCACTCAGCGGTAATAAGGATGTGTTCCCCACCGTTATCTATATCTACAGATACTGTCACTACAACCCCCAACCGTCATTATGTACTTAGAACATACGGTACCAGAAAAAATAGTTTTTTACTTTTTCAAGACCGTACTATTTTAGCAGAACTTTTGGCTTCCAACCGCTTTTAACCAGTTTTAGCAAGGCGTGTCGGATGGCATCATTTGCGTGCCCTTCCCCGCCTTTATGCCAAGTGCCAATCTTCTTCAGGCTTTCATTTGTAAACATTGTTTTAGCGTCTACAGGAGCCTGAAAAGTGATGTCTTCAGGCTTATATCCGTTTACTCTACACATATGCTTGAGAATGCCTATCTGCTCAAGACTGTATGGCGCTTGCGAGTTTCTTACAGTTTGTGCTGTAATAGTAAAGCGTTCACAAACAACCATAAAAGAATCATATGCTCTCCATTGATGTAGCGCAATATCAATCGGGCTGGAATATCCGACATCATCTACTTCAACTGAAAATTTAACAACTGGCAGGTCATCTTCATTTCCTGACCATTCAAGAAGGCACACACCACTCATCTTCCCTGGGTCTACTGAAAGAACATACATTAGTACTTATCTCCCCACGTCTCTAGTGGACCGTCAATTCCAGCAGTAAGTGGAACATCCCAGCCGTCTGTTGTTGTCATACATTGTTGAACTATCTTCTTGATTTCTTCAGCATCTTCACGAGGTGCTTGAAGAACAATTTCATCGTGTACAGGAACAATCAAATGCTCAGTCAAATCTGCTTGATCAAGTTTTATAAGATTGCTCTTAAAAACTTCAGCAGCACCGCCTTGAATAAGATAGTTGATAAGAGTATAGACACGACCTTCATCGCAAGGAATCTTACGACCAGTCCATGTGTAAATGTAGCCTTGACCTTCATTGCGCTCACGAGTTGCGCCAAGATGTTCAATCTCTTTTTGGAACTTAATCATTCCTGGGTATCGCCTATCAAAGGCATCTGAGACCGCCTTCATCTGCATCTCAGCAACTCCAGCGGTGAGTGCTTGCTTAGCAACTCCAGCGCCATAAAGACGTCCATAAACCATTCCCTTAATAAGAGTTCTGCGCTTATCTGAACGAGTCATTTCTGGTTCTTGATAAACCTCACGACCAATTTCTGTAAAGGGGTCAGAGCCAGTTTCATCAGCACGATTAAACAGTGTGATGAGGTTTGGGTCTTTAGATAAAGATGCAAACATACGAAACTCAACTTGGTCTAAGTCTGAAGTAATAATGACGTGGTCTTTATCTTTTGGAATAAAAGCACGACGCACTGTGTCATCACCCTTAGGAAGAGTCTGTAGCGCTGGGTCAGTGATAGACATACGAGATGTGCGAGCACCTAAAGTCTTTACAGAAGGGTGCAAGATTCCATCAACATTTTTATTAATAAAGTTGAGGAAGTATGTGTT